GGTCTAGGCCATCTTACAACCCGATACCTGACATTGATGATGACGCTTTTAGGCAGTTTAGACAAAGAGTTGGTCAACCGCCGCAAGTCCCACAAGAATTAATTGACGCACAGTTATCTTCTGTGCAACAAGGTCCGCCAGTTGCCGGAGGCACTGGTTCTCTGTATGGCACTCCTGCAAGCCAAGAAGAAATTAACCGTATGCAGACTAGGATGGGTGGACTAGGAAGCATAGGCGGAATGATGGGTCCAATGGCTCAGCCTATGGGATCTATTTCAAATTTGCGAATTGGGCCTAAAGCAAGAATAATGATGAATAGAAGATAGGTAAAGGCATCATGGCAAAAGAAAAGCTTAACAAAGTCATTAAGGGATTAAGGAAAGCCAGCAAGACTCACGCGCAACAGGCAAAAACTTTAAGCACGATTAAGATGAAAGAAGGCGGAAGCGCGTCTAGCGGTGTACCTAAAAACGTCTCGAACCCAAAGCTATACAAAAAAGTCAAGGCCGAGGCCAAGCGCAAGTTTGATGTCTGGCCATCTGCTTACAGCAGCGGATGGCTGGTTAAAACGTACAAAGATAGAGGCGGCAAATACACGGCTGCGGTAGGAGGCGAAGTGACACTAAAACCTGTGCCAGAAAAAAACAAAGGATTGGGGAAGTTGCCACCCAAAGTTCGTAACCGGATGGGTTACATGAACGGTGGTGGAACGGTTAACAAAAACACAACAATGGTGCAAGGCCGTGGTTGTGGTGCTATTGATCCTAGCAAGCAAAAAATGACCAGAGTACCCAGAACCTAATGAGCCTAAAAACTTGGTTTGGCAAAGGCTCAAAAGGTGATTGGGTTGACATTGGCGCTCCCAAAAAGGATGGCAAGTTTCAGGCATGCGGAAGGTCTTCTGCAAAAAAATCAAAACGCAAATACCCCAAGTGCGTTCCTAGATCTCAAGCAAACCAGATGTCAAAAAGTCAAATTGCGTCTGCGGTTAAACGCAAAAGATCCAAGCGTCAAGGCGTAGGCGGCAAACCGACCAATGTTGCAACATTTGCAAGAAGCGGTGGTATAATCAACAAACAATCGAACATGGGCTTGTTCGGAAGACGATAGGAGTCGCTATGAATAAAAGAAGCAAGATGGGTTCTAACAAAAGAATGATGAACAAGGGCAATCCAGTCAAGATGGTTCGCATGATGAATAAAGGCGGAGCTGTAAAAACCCCTCAAATGCTTAGAGAGGGCGGTGTTACACAAAAAGCCATGATGAAAATGAACAAGGGCGGAACCGTTAAAAGAAAGCCAACCCCTTAATGGCTTATTTACAATCCAACATCCCTTATTTCAAATGTTGGGTTAGAAAGGAATACACCCACAATCACGAAAAATACCATGGCGAGTTTATTCACGCGATGGCGGTTGCGGTTACAACCATGCCGACAAGGTGTCTTTCGTTTCAGTTGATATTTACTGGCGCTGAAGTGGACACAATAGAAGAGAATGTCCACGGCGGAGCCATGTGGGCAAGAATGCCGATCACTGGTTTGGCTGCTGACTCTAACTACGAGGGTTGGCCAGAACCTATGCCAGTTTGGGCAGCACAGCCTTGGGATTGCTCATCTCACAATCACTCGGTTTATGTCATTGATCGAGCAACGCCTTGCCCTTGGCTTGCCAAAATAGACGGCGAGTTCTATCCCGCAAAGTATTATTTCACAGTAGATTACGCTGAAAACGAAATAGCTGACGACCCCGCTCAGCACAAACAATCACACGTTTTAGAGCTGCTGGATGCTGGCAAATGGACTGGCAACATTGTTGCCTTGCCAAACAACAGAGTGCGAGTGACACACCCAGCTTGGTTCACGGTTGGTGAGGGTGCGCCGGACTTTAAGCCTTCCCAGCATATCCACTATTCAAAAAGCGAGTTGGATTATACGTTGGATGTCAACAAGGTTTTTGATAACCTGTATGCTCCTGAAGAGCCTGTACGCAAGAAAAAGCGTAAAAGGAAAAAGTAATGGCACTAAGCGGCAGCAAAGACTTTGAACCAGACGTAGCTGAGTACGTTGAAGAGGCATTTGAGCGTTGTGGCCTAGAACTCAGGACTGGCTATGATCTAAAAACAGCTAGAAGAAGCGCTAACTTAATGCTTGCTGAATGGTCAAATCGAGGCCTAAACCAGTGGACCATTAAACAAAAGACTGTTGCCATGGTTAAAGATACGGCCACCTACAATATTGACTCCACTAACGCTACTGCGCCAATTGATGTGTTGGACGCATTCGTTAGAGAAACAATTGGCAGCAACGAAACAGACATGCCGCTTAGCAGGATTAACAGAGCTGAGTACGCAAACATAACTAACAAAAGCACAACAGGCAAACCAAACCAGATTTTTATTAACAAGCAGACTACGCCCACCATAACCTTGTGGCCTGTTCCAGATAAAAATACAACTTACACGGTTTATATGAACGTGCTAACTCGGATGGATGATGCGGATGGCGCAACGAATACGGTTGATGTCCCGTTTAGATTTTATCCATGCTTTGCTGCGGGTATGGCTTACTATCTTAGTTTGAAAAAAGCACCAGAGCGCACGCCTGTCTTGAAACAATTGTATGAAGAAGAGTTTGAAAGAGCGATGTCTCAGGATCAGTCTAGGGCATCGTTTAGAATTTCACCTAACCTTGGCGGGTATAACTCGGCGTAACGATGGCATTTGCAAGCGGAAAATATGCATACGGGATCTGTGACATCACAGGATTTCGTTACAAACTAAGGGACATGAAATTTACTTGGGATGGTCTTTTGGTCGGACCAGATCAATGGTCACCTAAACACCCACAGCTAGACCCAAAACCAAAGCCTGTAGACCCAGAAGCTTTAAAGAATGCAAGACCAGATACGTCTGACGATAATAACGCTTTTGTAGTGTATACAAATGTGGATAAAGGTATACTTGGAACCAAACTCGATACCTTTGAAATTTCTACAGGACTAGGGGAGGTAACCATTACCGCATCATGAGCTGGACTTACGCAACACTTAAAACCGCAATTCAAGACTATTTGGAATGTACCGAATCGACCTTTGTTACAAACCTTCCAAATTTTATCAAAGAGTCTGAAACAAGAATATTCAAGATGGTTGAGCTGCCCAAGCAGCGCAAAAACGTACAGGGAACGGTAACTTCTAGTAACCGTTTCTTAGCAACGCCTAGTGATTTTTATGCTCCATTTAGTGCAGCAATAATTTCTAGCAACGTCTATTACTATTTGGATTACAAGCATCCATCGTTTATGAAGGAGTATGCTCCGTCAACCGCAACGACAGGGCTTCCTAAATACTATTCGTTGTTTGACGACAGCGCTTTTGAGTTGGCTCCGATTCCAGACTCAAACTACACTGTTGAACTCCATTATCTTTATAAGCCAGCATCTCTTACGGCTGGCGCTGATAGCGGAACAACATTCCTATCCACAGACTATCCAGATGCACTTTTGTACGGCGCTCTTGCTGAGGCCGCAATTTTCTTGAAAGAAACCCCAGATGTTATTGGAACTTTTGAGACGCGGTTCAAAGAAGCTATAGCCAGAATGAAGAACATTGCAGAAGGTCGAGAGACGAGAGACGAGTACAGGTATGACTTACTCAGAACCGGAGTAAGTTAATGAAACCAATCAAGTCGTTGAATGGCGCCAACATAGCGATTGTGGCGCTTGGAAACTCGCAAGTCGATTATGCTATTGGCGCTGAAAACAGCATGCAATGGGACGAGGTCTGGACAGTCAATTCTGCTGCTGCGGTGTATAAATCAGATCGTATGTTTATGCTTGATCCTGCAAGTCGTTTTTTAGATGGAGATGATGCGGGAGCGCAGACAGATGTGATGCGTGAATTTTTGCCTGAATGCGATATACCTTGCTATACCTGTGAGCTGGACGAGCGAGTTCCAGCAGCTGTCCTGTATCCACTTAAAGAGATAGTGCAAGACACCAAATGTGCTTATTTGAAT